TCTACTGCAGAGACACCAACATTTCTTCCTCCAACTGTTCTTGCAACAACATAATATTTACCCTCGATTTTTCCAATCATCGAGTTTTGTTTTCCGGTGCAAACTGCATATTCATGCAAAACTCCCTCGTATTTCCATCCGAGTCCGGTTTTGTAAATTTGAGTTCTCCACCAAGAAAACTCTGGTCTACCCATTCGAATAGCGTAGCCATCTGCATCCATATTTTCTGGGTATTTAAAATCACCTTCAACATAATCATCTGCATCTATCATCCACATATAATCAGCTTTGCCATCGGATAAAGCCAATGCTTCTGATCTATTATGACCGAAGTTCAACCAAGGTCTCTCATGGAGTTCCCCGGGTATTCCCTTTTCGGCAAAGAAATTTTTGATCATGTCTTGAGTACCATCAGTAGAACCAGTATCTACGATGACCCAATAGTCTATGTACTTATAGATTGAATTTAAGCATTCAAGAATGATATGAGTTTCATTCTTTACGATCATCGACAAAGCCACTGTTTTTTTCATGATATACTCCAAAATTTATTGATACTTTTTCTTTCCGACATGATATTTAGGTATCAATTCCCACTGTGCTTTTTCTTTATGAGAAATTATTTTTAATTGTTTTATGCTTATTATCGGTTCTGACGCTTTTGCTTTGTCTATTATATCCAATAATCCCCATTCTGCCAAGAGTGCAGTTATAACATTTCTTCTACCAATGTCTGTTTCATCGGCATCACTTTCTAGCCCATCAAGAGCAAGAAGTTCTTTGAAATGCAATATTGCATATCTACCCCTCTTGTGTAGAATATGACACGACTGATATAATTTATTTTGATTCTTTGATGAGACTCCCATTCTTGTAAGAGTCTCTTTAATTTTTAGGAAGTTTTCTGGGTCGTTTAATTTTACTTCCACACCATAACCTTCAAAAATATCTTCATTTTCCATTTTGCGCACCTTTATTCATAGAGTACGCATTTATTTATAAACTGTAAATACTAGCCACCCTTGTTTATGGCATCTAAAATAGCCTTTTTGTCATTTTTTGTTAGAAGAGGCTGAATTTCAAGAGCCTTTTGGGTAGAATACCCAAAGTATTCCTTTATGGACTTTACCTCATCAGACATCTCATTTTTCAGCCACTTGCTGAACCGTTTACGAGATCTAACAGAAAGCCTCAAATAATCAAATTGAAGTTTCTTTGGGATTGCGATATTCGAGTTCATCGTGTTTGCATAAAGCAAAGTATCAGGAAAATAAGAAAGGCATCTGTTCACCACGAAGGGAACATATGCCTTTTCAGCCTCTGGGTGGTTATCCATCAGAGGTGTCTTATCATGATTTATACTGTTCAGATAATCTTTCAGTTCCATTATTTAAACTCACATGACATCATAAGTTCAACCATGCACGCCGCTGTATTGATTTCTTGGTCTGCAACAAATGCTGCCTTGTATTGATACTCAGCAAGAATAAGAATTGCATTCGGAATGCTGGTCGGAGAAAGATGTTCGTATAGCCCGTCATAAATTGAACGGAACAAGTCTGTCTGTGAATTATCCATGTTTCCCGCAACCCACTTCCGAACAGTGACGAAATCTTTATCCTTCATCGCTTTGATTACATCATTGATCTTTTGCGAAGGTGTTGCAAGAATTCCTACATCAATCGTTCCGGACACTGAGTATCGTTGAAGTTCATTCAGAATCTTTCGGAAATCGGGGAAGTACTTCAGAATGAGTTCAGCAAGAACTTTCATGTCATATGTAATGCCCTCTTCATCAAGAATCATCTCACAACGAGACATGAATTCCTTTGCCATCTTGGGCTTTTCCTTTGATGGGATGCTGAATTCAATCGTTGTGCAACGAGAGTGAATTGGCTCGATGATTCTGTTCTTGTAGTTGCAAGTCAGAATAAATCTGCAATTTGCAGCAAACTCCTCGATTGCACCACGAAGTGCCGGTTGAATGCTGGATGCATTTGAGTAATCAAACTCATCAAGAATGACAACCTTTCTCTTATCTGACAGAGAAACGGTGCTTGCAAAGGTACGAATCTTGGTGCGAAGAGTATCAATGTTCCCATCTTCAGAACAATTGATCATTATCCAATCGCAGTCAAGATCATTACAAAGTGCTTTTGCAACACTAGTCTTGCCAGTTCCCGGTTTCCCTGAAAGTAGAAGGTTTTGGCATTCTCCAGATTTCACAATCTCCCGGAAAGTGTTCTTTGTACTTTCCGGGAGAATGCATTCTTCGATTGTCTTGGGACGATATTTTTCTACAAAGAGATTGATTTCACTCATAATTAGCTCTTGACTGCGATCCAGTAGGTAAGATCGATCGAAAGATTCTTAAATTGCACAACAGGACCCTGAGATACGGTAACTTCATAATCCCCGGGAAGAAGACGAAGATGTTCCATATCAAATGTAACCTCGAATTCAGTATTTGAATCACCAAGGTTTACTGTGTAATTATTGGAAGTTTCATCATCCTCATCATGAAGTTTAGCAGAGAGACCACTCTCATCACTGATGAAAGTAATCTGTGGAAGCTGAAGTACAGAAGAAGCCTTTAGCATCTGTGTGAAACTGTCTTGATAAACAGAAAACACAGAAACAGTTTCTGGCATCTTTACAGACTTTGTGGGAACTGTAAGAAGACTTGGCTCTGAGTAAAAATACTTAACCTTTGAATCTGCACCCTGAATATCGACATACTTTTCGTGGAATGTCATCATTGGATCTGTAAACAGAGACACAACACCAAGAAACTTGTTGAGATCCCAAATTCCAAATTGAGTCTCAAAAGTCTCATCAACGATTGCTTCTGCCATCATATTCTTTCCGGGTGCAATCGTGGAAATCTTGTTTCCTGGGCGGACCAGAAGATTTGAATTGATGGTGGAAAAATTCTTCAGAATAGAAAGAGTGTTCTTGCTGATTCTTACGGAATTGCTGGTCGAAGTGTTACTTCTCGATTTCATCGATGTAGTCATAATATTCATCTCCATTTGTAGTTTTCAACTCTCTCAGTATATCACGAACATGGTGTCTTTGTCCACGCCTTTTTTTCTTGTTCAGAGATTTATTTGATTTTTTCTTTTCTTTGTTGTCTTCAGGAAATTCATTATTTGAAATTTTCGTCATTTATATCTCCTAAATGCATTGTACCAAAAATTTAAATAAAAACAAGCACAATCAGCCTAATTCTAAATTATAAAGATTTAAAGTGAATGAGCTTATTACTTCATTTGTCAATAGATTTGTTAGTGTAAAATAACCATTTCCATCCGGAGTGGCAATTGTTGCGTTTGATGCCATGGAAATAGTTAATCTTTTTTCTTGTGGAACATATAATACTGTGTTTGAATTTATTTGTGTAGTCGCATCAGTAAGATCTGTAGGTTCCTTTACATTTGCAAATGCACTTAATGTGAAATTAATACTTACATTTAAAGAAAATGTAATTTCGACTGGAATTTTATCTGTACTTATTTGTGAAAAAATAGATGAATTTGATACTCTTGTTCTACGATCCCCATTTTGATTTACAGAAACATATGATTGATATGATGTTGTTGGGGTAACATCATTACCATAAAAAGATACAAATTTAAATCCACCAATCATCCGTAAATTCCTGAGTAGTTACCAAACCAATTTGATCCTTGATTTACAGTCATGAAAGATATTATTTCTTTTTGACTTCCTGTTCCCCCTAGTACTGGTCCAGATTTTCCACTCCATAGTGTTCCGGTTGGCCATGCCAAACTTATACCTTTAGGACCAGATGCACCAGCCTGAATTATAAGAGTAAATGTTACTGCAGCCGAAGATGGTTGTGGTATTGAAGAAAATTCAAATGTTACTCTAGTCGGTGCTCCTGTAAAACTGACTTCTTGAACATGACCGAAAATAAAATCTAAATTAATTCTTGTTTGTCCAATAGCATTACCTAAGTTTTTATAAGCTTCTGCGTAATTTCCGATGTATGGTGTACTTGAAACAACTTTTAATTTGTCATTTCCACTTAATCCGTTGGTATAATCACCAAACAAATATTTTGATTCTGCGGATCTAGCAGAGTTTATTAGTCCAGTATCTGTACCGGTTGTTAATTGTACCCACTGTCTGTCACCATTATCATCCAAAACTAAAATATATTCTATTCCTTCACTTTCATTGAACCATCGATCACCATAAGAATATGAATTTGGATTTGGCCAATATGTTGTGCCAGTGAAACCAAGTGCTCCTGTTGCTCCTGTATTTCCGGAAGGACCAGTAGGTCCAGTGGCACCCACTACAGGTCCAATTGGGTCTAAATTGGTTTGTATATTATTGGAATCGGTGACAATAAAAATTAAAGTATTATCTGGCTGTAATACTACTGCACTAACCGATGCTCCTGTTGGTCCGGTTCTTCCAGTAGGTCCAGTCGAACCCGTAGATCCGGTGTTTCCAGTTGCCCCCGTGGGTCCTGTAGATCCCGTTCTTCCTGTTGCTCCTGTTGCTCCTGTTGCTCCTGTTCTTCCTGTTGCACCAGTAGGTCCAGTCGAACCCGTAGATCCGGTATTTCCAGTTGCACCAGTAGGTCCAGTCGAACCCGTAGATCCGGTGTTTCCAGTTGCACCAGTTGGTCCAGTCGAACCAGTAGATCCGGTGTTTCCAGTTGCACCAGTCGGTCCTGTAGGTCCAGTCGAACCCGTAGATCCGGTATTTCCAGTTGCACCAGTAGGTCCAGTCGAACCCGTAGATCCG